CGTCGCCACGCCGGACGCGGAAATCGTCGTGAATGCGCCCGTGTTCGCGCTTGTCGCCCCCACCGTACCATTGATGTTGATCGACGCCGTGCCGGTGAGGTTGGTAACCGTGCCGCTAGAGGGCGTGCCGAGTGCGCCGCCGTCAACAACAAAGGCGCCAGCGGTGCCCGTATTGACCGCTAGGGCCGTTGAGACGCCCGTGCCAAACCCTGACACGCCCCCTACCGGCAAGCCCGTGCAGTTGGTCAGCGTCCCCGCCGACGGCGTTCCCAAGTTCGGGGTGGTCAGCGCCGGAGAGGTGGCAAACACTAGCGAGCCGGTGCCCGTCTCATCGCTGATGACGCCAGCCAGTTCCGCAGAGGTGGTGGCCGCCAGCGCCGACAATTTGTCGGTCGTGACCACCAGCGTCTTGGACGAGGGAATCGTAGTGCCATTTACGCTCGTCGCCGTCGCCGCGCCAATATTGGGCGTGGTCAGGGTGGGCGAGGTAGCAAAAACTAAAGCACCGCTGCCCGTTTCGTCGCTGATGACTCCGGCTAGCTCCGAGGAGGTCGTCGCGGCCAGGGCAGAGAGCTTGTCCGTGGTGACTACGAGCGTCTTGCTGGAGGGGATCGTCGTCCCGTTAACGCTAGTGGCTGTGGCAGCACCGATATTAGGCGTGGTCAAAGAAGGCGAGGTCGCAAAGACCAACGCACCCGAGCCCGTCTCATCCGAAATGACCCCCGCCAACTCGGCAGAAGTGGTAGCCGCCAATGCGGAGAGCTTGTCAGTCGTGACGACCAAGGTCTTGCTAGACGGGATCGTGGTGCCGTTGACCGAGGTGGCCGTCGCTACCCCCAGGCTGGGAGTCGTCAGCGCCGGGGAGGTCGCAAAAACAAGCGCCCCAGTACCCGTCTCGTCGCTAATGACGCCTGCCAGCTCAGCAGAGGTCGTCGCTGCAAACTGAGACAGCTTGCCGGTCTTGGAGGCGCGGTCAGACAGAAACACCGCAGGCGCCGAGCAAAAGACCGTGTGCGTCCCGGCCGACAGATTGATCTTGGCGTCCCCATTGGAGGATTGATGCACCGTCGTCCGCACAAGCGTCGTGGCGTTGGACAACTCCCCCGTTCCGACCTCCCAATCCGTGCCGTTGGCGTCGGTAATGACGTAGTAGAAGGGGTTGGCCGTGCCGAAGGCGGTGTTGAACGACTCAAACTGCGTGACCGCGCCGGAAAGCGTGAGCGATCCCGTTCCAGTGGTCGTCGTCGACTCCTTGACGCGATCAGCCAGTGCGGTCATGCGTTACCTTCCGTGATGGTTGCTGAGGTGACTGACACGGCATCCCCCGCCGACAGGCTCACGCTCGTTAAATTGACGTTGGCACCCGACAAACCCACGGTGAGCCCTTCCATGACTACGGTCGTGCCGTCTGCCTTGTAAATGCGGGCAATCGCTGCCGTGCCGGAGGCCGACGCCGTGCTCCCCGTTACGGTCAGCGTGAGCACCCCGCCGGAAGCCGCAGCCGCAAAGGGCGACCCACAGATCAGCTCAAGCAGTTGCGTGGCGTAAGCAGCGCTATAGACCCGCAGCTTTGCCCCGTTACCCGCAAACGTGGTGATCGCATCCGCCCGCGTGTTGCGGAGCGTCTCGTTCAGACTGACCGGCATCAGGCCACACCCTGAGCGCGACCGTCAGGGCCGCGAATGATGCGCTTGGGACGCTTGATCGCCTGGGCAATCCCACCCGCAGCCTGCGCGACCACCTCTGCCGGGGACAGGTTGGGATCAATGGGCTGGCTTGCCTCCACATGGGCAATGCCCTGCGCCCTGCCGTCCGGGCCGCGCACAATCCGCTTGGGCGTCGTGAGCGCCTCTTTCAGCCCGTGCATCGCCTCGGCCACCATCTTGAGCGCTTCGGCACCCTCGTCCACCTTCGGCGGGAATAGCTCGGGCACGTCCACCGGGATGCCAGCCGCGATCAGCTTTTCCTTGAGCGCGAACACTTCCTTCATCTGAGCGACTTGGATGTCGGTCTGCGAGGCCGTGTCTGCCTTGTACTTCTCCACCTCGGCGTCCATCGCAGCCTTCTGCGCGTCGTTCTGCATCTCGAGCTGCGCCTTCTGCATCGCGGTCTGCTGCTCAATCTGCGCGACTTGCACCTCAGGCGGCGGGCCGGGGGGCTGCGGCGGAGGCATGTTCTGCGGATCGTTCACAAAGAGCGACGCATCCTTGAAGCCCATCAACTCGGCCTTCTTGGCCATGTAGTTCTGAATCTTCTTCGCGTCGATCAACTGCTGCCCGTAAGGGGTTTGCATGACCGAGAAGATGTCCTGGCCCAGCGCCATCAACTGCTGAAGCTGCTGGTCCTTGGTGCCCGAGCCCAGCCCCACATTGACCGTGAAGTCGTACTCGGTCGTCCACGCCCGGGGATCAATCGGCACAAACTGATTTCGGAGCCTGATCGTAAGCGCCTGGTCTTGATGCTTGGCCAAGAGGTACAGGATGCCCTTGAAGAGGGGCTTCAGCGCGTTCTCAGCGAAGTTCCGAGCAATGAGGTCCAAACGGGCTTGCGCTGCGTTCATCAGCGCGTTGACGCCCGTAGCCGTCTTGTTGAGCGAATCCGGGTCAATGCCCTGGAAGAGTCTTGAGACGCCCGTGCGCGACTCCGCTTCCCCGTCTAGATACTCAAGCATCGGGAAGGTGTGCTGGGCAAAGAACGGCACCGAGACCGGCTGCACCATCCCCGGCTGGGCCATGCGGATCAAGCCGCCAGGCACGTTGTTGAGCACGTCATCAATGTTGACCTGCCCCTCCACCACCGACATCCGGGGGCTGTTGGCCAAGTAAATGTTGTCCAGCATCTGCCGCCACAGCATGGACTTGGTGAACTGCAAGTCAGCGACCTGCTCCGCCATTGAGACCCCAATGGGCTCGTGCGGCATGGTCGTGGGCGACCAGTAGCAGATGGGAATGTGATCGACTTCCTCGTTGTGGAGGATGCGGTTCTGAATGACGCACACGCGGCGCAGCTCCGCTACCCCGTCCCCGTCCGCGTCCACCCGCAGATAGCACTCGTAATAGCGGTAGCGCTGAGTCGACTCATCCAGCGAGTCCGTCCGCATCGGGCCGTAAACCGCGAGAGAACGGGCTTCCCGCTCAATCTTCTCCCGCGAGATCCCCATGATGTCGTCACCCGTGGGGATGGACGCCAAGGTTTCAGCGTCGTAGCCCATCTCAATCAATTCCGAGCGGGTCTTGAGCGTCGCGTGGCCAATGAACGGGGCCTCGTCCACGTTGCTGTTGAGCGCTCGAGGCGAGATCAACTGCTCTTCGGGCGGGATTACGTTGATCCGCACCTGGCCCACGGTCTTCTTGCGGGCAATTGTGACGTTGTGAACAGTCGCCACGTCGCCGGAAGGCATCTGTAGCGGCCCCTCTTCGTGGGCAACGACCTCCACCTCGGGATCGTTGAGGAGCATCGTGAACTGCTCCTCCGAGAGCCCCATGTAGGTCTCTTTGGACACCTTCTCGTCGGTGTGCCAGTACCACTTAAACATCCCGGTGATCTGCAACAGCCCGTCCTTCACGCAGTCGTGGACAAGCTGAAAGCCGTTGTTTTGGCTATAGAAGACGTAGTTACAGAGGTCGGTCGCCTGTTCAGCCCCCTGCACGTCCTCAGCATTCCGGGGCGAGAGCTGAACCGCCTTGTCCGTGGAGACAAACATCTTCATCAGAGCAGGCACGGCAGAGTCAATCTGCTGCTGCACGTCCTGGCTTACGACCTTGGAGCGGCCCTCGACCTCGTTACCGAACTCCTTGCCCGCGTAATAGTGATAGGCGACGCTCCGCTTCCGAGATACCTCGCTCTCGAGGTACCGGCGGCACAGGTCGATCTCGGACGTGACAACCGCCCGCAGCTCGTCTTCGCTCATTTGTGCCATAGGTCACGCCACGTTATAGAAGTTGTATTTGATGTCCTTGGGCTTGGCTTGCTGCTTCAACCCAAGGCACAGGTATCGGAACGCATCCGCGCCGTGCGACCAAACGTCATGCACGGGCGTCGGTTTGAACTCGTCTAGCCGCTGGTTAAAGTCCCAGCGATAGTTTTGTAGGGCCTCTAATCCAGCCCGACATTTCGTCTCGTCAAAGTAGCAGCGCGGGAAGGTCATCCGCGTGGCGTTGATCCCGTCCTCGAGCTTTGACGGCGGCATCACCTCAAAGCGAATGCCGAGGCTCTGGGCGATCTCAACACGGGACTTCCCGGTGCCCAGCTCTCGCACCGCCGCATCGTGAGGTGCCAAGTGCCGACCGTAGGTGTAGCCCTTGGAGTTCAGGACGTTGGCGTAGTGGTGCAGCCCTTCGCCCGAGGCTTCGTAGTAGTCAATGATCCGAAGCTCAGCGCCAATTTGCTGTGCGAACCATATGGCGGTGGAATCTCCCACGCCCAAGTCCCAGGATGTGTGAACAGGCAGCAAGGGATCGTATGGAACGGCTCTAATCCGCTCATCTGCCCTCGCCTGCGCCAGCTCCTTGGCGTACACCGCGCCTCGGACAGACGCCTCAAAGGAGCATTCAAACTCCTGCGCGTACTCGTCCTCGGTCATCTGCGACCGAGCGGCTTTCAATTCCTCGTCGGGCAGGATCCCCGTTTGGGACGCCTTAAACTCTTGGAAGAACCAGCCTTCCGAAGTCTTTGCCTGCTGGCAAATCTCAAAGAAGTAGTTTCTGCCATTGGGCGTCCCGATGAAGAGCGCCCATCCCTGCCGGTCAGCGAGAGCCGGACGGACGACCTGGCTCCAGGTCTGGCCCTTCATCAGCCCAAACTCGTCCAGCACCGCCCCGTCAAAGTACAAGCCGCGCAGACTGTCAGGATTGTCTGCCCCGTAAAGCCTGATCTGACTCTCGTTCGGGAGCGTGATCCGTAGCTCCGACTCATTGACCACTCGCCCCGGCACGACCGAGGTGTAGAACTTGAGATAGTCCCAAGCGACTGCCTTGGCTTGGCTAAACGTTGGGGCAATGTAGCCAAACCGTGGACGGCTTTTGCGGCAAGTCAGGGCGGCTTTGATTAGCTGGTTGATCGCTAAAACGGTCTTTCCGAACCGTCGGTGGCAGACCACCGCCCCGAATCGCGTATCGTCTAGCTTGTCGTGAATCTGCCGCTGCAAATCCCGTGGCGTGTAGGGGATCGTGACGTGGCCGTCGTCTACTTCTGCCACCCGAACGTCCTTACTTCCACCTGAGCTTCCACGTCCTGAAGCTGCTTCTGAAGACCAGCCACAATCCGAGCGTACTCGCCAGGATTGTTAGCCCGAGCAGCGCGAATGGCCTCAATGCCATGCTGCTCAAAGTCGTCCGCGAGTGCCTTAAAAAAGGACTCCGCAAGCCGGTTTCTTGAACCTTTCGGCCGCCCCGGGCCGCCAGGGTTGCCGGGAACGAAGCGCCCCGTCTCATCCCTGATTTCGGATTTGTCTCCGTTAGCAATCGGCTCTTCCATCTCTGAATCCCCTACGGGGTTGTTCATGTTTGATTACTCAACGTCAACCGCTGTTGCCTCTCGGTAAGCGCTCCACCAGGCCTCTGCATTAGGGGCGTCTCGGTAGGCTTTCCATGAGGGAGAGCCTTCGGTGAAGTGAATGAGCTTGGGGGTGCCTTCGGAGTGACCGGGAATCCAGTTCCACTCCTCGGGGATTTCGGCGATAC